AACATCTAGGCTAATTGGTTCGCGGCTGCTTAATTGCTGCGCCCTAGCTAGCCCTACGTTCGTACCAGCTGTTACTACGTCCCTACCGTACTTGTCTATCCAGCCTAGCATACGCTTAGCGTTGTTACTAGCTGTTTGTGGGTAGTCGTCGTAGCTTTCGGCTTTAGTGTCTAAGTCGTCTGCTTTAGCTTCTACAGTTTCGGCGCTTACTACAATATCTTTAAGCGCTTGTTTTATTAGTTGTTTTTCAGCTTCTATATCTACAGCCATAGGCGCTGGTTCTGGTATTTCTATATCTTGGTTACTTACTGGTAGTAGGTTACTAGGTATATAGTAGTCGTCCATAGCTGGCGTGTCTTCGTCTTTGCCGTAATTCATTACAGCGCGTTTTTCGTTTGGCGTTATCCACCAGGCGCTACTTAGCTGTTGTACTACTTTGTCGTTTTCTTCCTGTAGTTCTGGTATACTTGTAAAGTCAAAATCTAGGTACAGGTTATCGCCGTACATTGGTACAAGCCAGCGGTTCAGTTCGTCGCGTAGTTTTACTAGTTCTGGTATTACAGCGTTTTGGTATAAAGCCTTTTTGGCTTCCTTCATATTGTTATACGTGCTAGCTTCTGTATTGTTTAGCAGCTGTACGGGTACGTTAAATATGTTACAAATATCTTTTATAGACGCGTTGTACTGTTCTATTAGTGAAACGTCCGCAGCGTTTAATCCAAAGTTTACCCAGCTAAGTTTCTTAGGCGTTATAATAACGTCGCCGCCGTTGTTACTACCTTGGTACTGCTGTCTAAATTTATCCTTTAACTGTTGCGCCTGTACTTCGTTTAGGTCGCCTTCTTCAGACATAAGCACACCCCTAGCGGTCTGGTTCTGTAGATATTTAACCCCTGTAGTTACAGCTTCGTTATTTGTTGTTAAACTTCTAAGACCAGCGCGTAGTGGGCTTTGACCGTATAAGTGGCTGCCTGTACCGTCGTAGTATGGGTTAAAGTCTTTAATGTGTAGTATCTGGTCTGCTGGCATAGCGTAGTTACCGTTATATTCTATACGGTATTCTTTTACTGGCTGCATAATTCCATTAGATACTATTTCTACTACTTGGCTGGGTAGTACATATAGTTCAGTATACTTGCCCTGGTTTGGTCCGTTGTCTGGACCTATACCGTAAACGTAACGGTTACCAGTTAGTTTACCAAAGGCTATTAGTTCAGTTAGCCAGCTGTTATAAGACTGCGCCGCGTTTGGTCTGTCTAGCAGTTGGTGTAGTGCAGTATCTTTAACTTCTACTAGCGCGTTCTTCTGTAGCATCTTAGCCTGGTACATAGTGCTGCTGTCTAGCGTGCCGCTTGTTAGCGCTTTGTATCTTTTTAAATCGTTGTCGCTTTGTTTTTCGTACACCTGGAAGGGTATAGTAGTAGCCGCCTTAGTAATAATGTTTACCAGCGAATATACCGTAGCGTTCTTACGGTAGCCTTCGTCTATATAGCTTCTGTCGTTTTCTGGGTTCCATAGTATACTTTCGCCTAAGTACTGGTATATAGCGCGGTTATACTCTGCTGCTGTCTGTTGGGCGTTCTTTGTTATTAACTTTGAAATTCTGTCTAAAAGGCTAGCCATACTTAATTTTTTACAAATTTACTATTTTTAAATTACAAAAAAGTCGTTGCGGTTCTTATATAAACTATAGGTGCTGTAGCGTAGCGCGTCGCATAGGTGGTTATGGCGGTCTATTGGTGTATTTATTACTGTACCGTCCTTTAGCTGCTGCCAGTAGTAGTTCTGTTGTTCTTTGATTAGGTTAGTACTTTCCTGGCTTATTATTACGTCGAATTCCTTTAGTAGGCTTATACCAGCGGTTATACTACCAGCGCCCTTTACAGCTGGCTTAGCTAGGCAGTCCATTTGTTTAAGTTCTACAATACTTTTAGGTTCGGCGCTATCGCAAAACATTAGCGTATGATTTAACCCTTGCGCCTTTAGAAAGTCCGCTATATCGCGGTTAGTGTAGCCAGTCTTATATAGCAGTTCGTGTACGTATAGCTTGTTACCCTTCTTAGCCACTTTAAGTATAGCTGTAGGGTCGTTCGTAAAGCCAAAGTCTAAGCCTAGGTGGTAGTCCAGGTCTGGGAATTCAGCGTATGGTATCTGGGTCCAGTTCTGGAATATCTGGCGGCTACTAAATACTGCGCGCTGCCCTTCGCCAAAGACGCGCCAGTAGTCTGGGTCGCGTTCCCTTAGTAGTTCTATTTCGCGTACTAGTTCTTCTGGTAGAAAGTTGTTATCCTTGTAGGTTGTTATCCAGGTTTCGACGTCGTCGCGTTCTATATCTATTAGTTCAGTATAAAGCCAGTGTACAGGGTCCGAGGGGTTGAAGTCTATTATAAGCTGTTCTGTTGTACGCATATTCAGCTGCCTAAAGTCTTCGTAGTGTAGTTCGTTAGCTTCGTTTATAAAGCATATAGCGCGCTTGCGTCCGCGTATCTTTTGTGGTTCGTCTACAGACAGAAACGAAATAGTACAGCCATTATAAGTAAAGGTGTTTTCGCTTTTGTTATGTACGCCTTTGTAGTAGATACCTAGGCGTTGTAGTATTCCTATTAGGTCGCGCTGTACAGAACCTTTAATAGCTGGCAGCGTTTTACGTACTATATCAATAGTTAGCGGCTTTTTAGCCGTTGTTATACGGTATACTAGGTACTGGCATACTGCAAATGTTTTTCCGCTGCGCGTACCGCCCTGGTGTATTTTTATTCTAGCGTTGCTGTTTAGGGTTTGGTAAAATTGTATGTTACAGCTTTCTGTTACTTTTTGTCTGCTGGCTTCCATTCGATTAGCTTGCTTTCTATACTACCGTCGTGGGCTATCTCTTGGCGTTCTATATAGCCGCGTTTCTTACCTTTTGTCTTTAGGTAGAATATAATAGCTGTAGGGTTTTCGTCCCTTATAAGGCTATGTAGTTTACTTTCTGCAAAGTCCAGGGCTACGTTGCCTATATCGTCTACAGCGTCTTTAAAGGCTTTGTCTTTAGCTATCCAGTCGTAATAGGTGCGCCTAGTTATACCAGCTTGTTTACAGGCAGTAGTTACTACGCCTAAGCTTTTTTCTAAGGCTTCTAGTAGTGCAGTTTTTTTAGGTGTAAGTTTTTGTGTAGCCATATTGCAAAAGTACGTAAAAACGCCGTAAACTAATAACCATAAAAAAACCCACCGTTTTGGTGGGCTTGTTACTATAGCTGTTTTAGTAGCCGTTGGGCTTTGGTTATTATATTCCGCTGCCGTATTAGTTCTTCGTTTAGGTTGTCTACTTCTGCTGTTAGTTTAGCTATACGTTCTGTAGCTTTGTCTAGTTCCTTTTTACGTGTTCTTAGATAGCTAAATACTGGAAAATTTACGTTTTGCATTGTTTCTGTTTTTAGTGTTATTGTAGTTTAACTTCTCTTAATTTTATTTCGCGTTCTACTATTTCTGCCAAAGGATAAATGTCAGTGTATTGATTAAGGTCTAATTTACGCCCTTTACGGTCTTCTATTTCTTTTATATAATTAAATAAGTGCATAGTTTCTGTTTTTAGTGTTAAATTCCGTAGTACATACTGTCTTCACAGCAGCTGCAAATACCTTCGTTACAGTCTTCTTTAGCGGCTTGCGCTTTTTCCTGTTCAAAGATAGCGTCGTATATAGCCTGTCCCTTTCTACTGTAGCCGTCCCAGCCGTTTAGCTGTTGGTGTAGTGGTTTCTGCGCCTTGGGCTTGTTAAACCAGTCCTGTTGATATAACCAGTTCTGGTACCATTGTGGTGTATCTTGTAGTCTATCGCCTTTAAATTTTCCGAATTTAAGTATCATATTGTTTCTGTTTTAATTGTTTAACAGTACAAATGTACACAAAAAATCTATACTTGCAAATTAATCTTAAACTATTTTAGTTTTACAGGTTAACTATTCTACTTTTAAACCAAACTTTATTTTGATTTGTGTGCGTAGTAGACCGTTTTCGGCTTCCAGTTGTATAACCCTTTGGTATAGTTCAGACTTTTCTAGTTTAAGCCGTTCTAAGTCCCTTTTTAGTAGTATATCTGGTTTAGACATTTGCTATAAATCAGTATACCAACCTATAGTTACGCCGAATAAAAAGCATAAAAACTGTAGCTGGTGGGTATTGTGGTTAGTTGGTTCTTCGCCGCGTATAAAGCTATCTGTATAAGATACCCCAGCAATACAGCCGTATATAGGAAAAAAAGTTAAAAACATAGTATTTATTTATTATATTTTTTATAAAGATAGGTATAAAGTTCCCATATTTTAGCGCTAGCTGCCTTATTATTGCTATATATATCTGGGCTGCGGACCTTTTTACCGTTGTCATCTATTACTATTCCTAGCCCTTTACGCGTTGCTACTATGTATATTTTTATACCGTTTTTAAGCGCCCAGGACATAGCCTGGTGTTGGTCTGTATTCATTATGTTAATTTATGTTAGTTTATGTTATATATGTTATATCCTAGTCCCAGGGTACGTTAGTGTCTTTTATTACTTCGAAAGTCTTACTAGCCTTACCTATGGGCTTATATACGCCGCCGTTATGGAAGTCTGGCGCTAGGTCAAACTGTCCCAGCTGTCCATTTTCTTTACGTTTTATTTTTTCTACATATATAGTTACTAGGTCGCTTTTGTATTCCGTCTTTTGACCTACAGACCTAAAGCAAACTAAACCGTTATACGCCTTATTATAGAAGTCTGCGCTGCCGCTAATATCGTACAGGTTAGGCTTTTTAAATACGCCGTTATCGCTTTCTATTTTTCTAGGGTGTGCTACTAGGAATAGGTGTGTGTTTGTCTGCTGGCAAAACTGCGTTATTTCGCTTAGTAGTTTGCCTATGTAGGTAAAGTCGCGCTGGGCGCTGTGGTCCAGCATATTCCAAGGGTCTATTACTAGCACGTTTACACCCTTTTGGAATACTAACTGCCTAAAAGCGTCTAGTATACCCTTAAGCGTTAGGTTTTCTAAGTCTATTTTTATCCAGTAAAAATGTTCTTCTATAAAGTCTTTTGTATTATTTAGGTCGTCTGTACCGCAGCTTTTACCGTTTAGTTTGTCTGCTATTCGTTTTATATGCCCTTCGTATGGGTAGCTTTCTGGGCTAAACATAGCGCATCTAAAGTTATATTTAGTAGCTATATTTACTAGCACTTGGTCTATGAAGTCGCTTTTTCCGCTGTTTGGTATTCCAGTTACTACCGTCCATTCTCCGAACGCTAGCTTAAAATAGGTGTCGCTTTCGCCTAGGTTTATACTATAGTTTTTTATACCGTTTTCGTTATAATTTAGTACGTTATTCCATATATTATTTAAGTTTAGTACGCCTTCTAGTGGAAAGTTCTTAGCGTCGCTTATTATTTGCCGTAAGGTTTCGCCACCTTTTTGTATTAAAACTTCGTTAGCGTCTTTATAATCGCCAAATTCGACGTATTTACAGCGGTAAGCGCCTAACCTTCTAGCTAGTTCGTTACGCAGCTGTAGCCCTGGCTGGTCGTTATCAGTGCATAGTATTATTTCGTCTTTGTCTTCAAAGTACTTATAGCAGTTGTCTAAATAGTCTAGCTTCTGGGTGCCTTTACTGGCGCCGTTAGGTACGCTACAAACGCTGTATAGTCCAGCTTCGTGTAGGCTTAGCGCGTCCATTTCGCCTTCTACTATATAGCAGCGCTTTCTGTCTTTTAGGTTGTCTATACCGTAGAAAATAAGTTCAGCGCCACTAACCATTTTAAAGTTTTTTTCAGCGTCGCGGTATTTTACGTTTATTAGTTCGCCTTCCCTAAAATAATTAAAGTTAATCGTACGCCGTTTTTTCTGTACTTGTGGTATGTACTCTAAGCTTTCGCCTATTTTCCAGTGGACCAGTGTAGGTTCAGTAATAGACCTACCAGCGAACCAGTCTATAATACGGTTATTTAGTTCAGCGTTTACTTTTGGCGGTTTGGTGTATTCCTTTTTAGGCGTAAATTTTACGTTACCAGCATAGCCGCAGTTATGGCAGTTGTATATACCTTCGTCTATATTTACGCTTAGGCATTTGTCGTTTTTATTTTTTCTGGTGTGGCTACATTTTGGGCAAGTTGTTTTAGTTTCGCCGCTGTTAGCCGTTAGGTGTATACCTAAGTCCTGTAGTTTCTGTTTGTATTCCATTTGTTTCTGTTGTTTCGTTTGCTAACCTACAAAATAATTTAGTGCAAAAATTAGCATTTGTACTGTAATAATATAAATAGCAGCAAAATAAGCAGCTGCTTTTAGTAAAAATTTATGGTTTCTGTTTAACTTCATATCTTAAAATTTAGTTTTTTATTAGTTAAAATTTATATAAATAACGCTTTACAGCGCTGCTTTTTTCTAGCATCATTACTTCTTTTTCTACTTTATTAGTGTCGCTAAAAATAGACTGCCTAGGGCTGTTTATAGTCTGGCTTGTATATTCTATACTATCTAAATCGAATACCCAGCAGCCTTTAAAATCTATTACAGCGTAGTACTTTTTAGCTATATCTACGTCTAGTAGCGCCTGGTATTTATATACTTCTAGCATTTTGTCTATATAGGCTTCGCGTCTAAACTTAAATTCTATTATACATTTTTGACCGTTTAAGTCTAAGCCCATAGCGTCATAGTGGCTATAGTCTTCGCCAGTCCATTGTAACTTCCAGCCGTCTAGGTTCAGTAGGAATACTAGCTGCTGTTCTAGTAGGTGTATTTTTTCTATACTATTTGCTGTGTGCATAGTCTAGTATTTCTTTATATTCTACTGGCGTTAAATTCATTCGCAAATTAAAGTCTTGTATTACGCCGTTATTAGTATAAGCTTTTACCATTTTAGTACTACCTTCTAAATACGGCACTAAGTCTTTAACGCCTTTTAGCTTATTTAAAGCCGTAGGACGCGTTCTAAGCGCGTTTCGTTCCATAAACCTGTCTATATACCGTATACCGTTTTTATCGTTGTTACGTAGCTTTAAAACGCTTAAAAAGTTTTCAGACCAGAATTGGTCCTGTCTTAGCTGTTTACAGACTTCGTATACTTTACGTAAGTCGTAACCGTCTATACGTTCGATACGGTCCAGGCAAACCTTCCATTTTTCAATAGCTGCTGGCGTCTTAGGTCTATACCTTTTAGGAAAAAGTTGTACGAAGTGTTTGTAGGCTATTTCGACGTTTTCAGACTTCGTACTAGTATTTCTTTTATTAGTATTATTAATAGATATACTAGTTATAGTATTACTTTGTATCGGATTTTCAGGCGACGGTTTTCCAGGCGACGGTTTTCCAGTCGACGGTTTTCCAGTCGACGGTTTTTCAGTCGACGGTTTTCCAGTCGCTGGTGTATCTTTTAGTATGTAGTTATACGCTACTATTTTACCATTCTGGCGAAGTTGTTCGCGTTGTAAATAGCCTAACTGTTCTAGTTCAGCTATGGCGCTACGTACAGCGTCGCGTCCGTTTTTAAAGTGGTTTGTAATAAAATTTATAGTAATTTCCTGGCTACTGCTGTGGCTAAATAAATAGCAGTATAGCCCTGTAGCTTGCTGGCTAATACCTTCGTGCCTAAATATAGCGTTAGGCACTATAGTAAAGTTGTCGAATTTCGACGGTTTAATTATTCTGTTTAGTTTCATTTATTTAGTATTGATTGAATTAATTATAATACGCCTATTAACATTTTGTACTGTTTTGCGTTAGTTGTCGTTCACAAGTAAGGCTATACCCTTACTTATTTTAGTATATTTTTTTCCCATTTTGGTAACCTATTATGGTTTATATAGTATTCACAACCATTGTTATTGCTAGGGTTTCTCATAAAATAAGATTGACGCATACTTGGTATGGCTGTAAACCTGTAACAAGTATTTTTAGCTTCGCAACCTTCGCCTTTACACTTTGTAATATCTGGCATAGTTAAAATATTATATTTATTAAGTTGTCGAATTCTACCACTTTAAAAAAAAATTCATATAAGCCGTACCATATTGTTAATGTTATGGCTATTAGTGTAAGCCATACCGCGCTTTTTAAATAGTTCCGTTTCATTCTGTTAGTCCTTTAATCTGGTCGCAAAAGGTACGTAATTCGCCGAAGTGTCTAATAAAGTCGCTAAACTTTATTTTATCGTCTTCGTATAGTTCCCATAGTACTTCCACTAATAAGTCGAATTCTATACGCGTCATTTTACCAACGTATTCGTAGTTAAATTTAAACCCTTCTGGCGCTGTTTGGGTCCAGCGTACCTTCTGGTTTTCTTCGTCAAAGTATACAGCGTTGTAAA